GGACGTACAGGGGCCACCCCGCGATCTCTAGGGTCGACAACGTCACACCCATATGCCAGCTTTGCGGGACGAGGGAGGCGCTTGACAGCCTTGGGATAAGCGACGAGGAAAAGGAAAAGATCCTCCGGGCTATTCCGACCGTCGAGGACAAGTAAGACCCGATTTGCCGCGACAAAGATTTGGATTCCTTAACTGGAGTCCTTTTCTTTATACAAGGAGGTGGGGAATTTGAGAAAACTGAAGAGATACGTGCCAACGAAATTCAAGAACAAAGACTCCATCTACGACAAAGAGGCCGCCGATTACGCGGTCGGATTCATCGAATGCCTGTGCCACACCAAAGGCACATGGGCGGGGGAGCCATTTAAGCTCATCGATTGGCAGGAGCAAATCATAAGGGATGTGTTTGGCATCTTAAAACCAAACGGATACAGGCAGTTCAATACCGCCTACATAGAAATACCGAAGAAGCAGGGAAAGAGCGAACTTGCCGCAGCGGTGGCACTGCTACTTACCTGTGGCGATGGCGAGGAAAGGGCCGAAGTATACGGATGTGCCGCCGACAGACAACAGGCGTCTATCGTCTTTGAGGTGGCTGCCGACATGATCAGGATGTGCCCGGCACTCAATAAAAGGTGCAAGATCTTGGCCGCCACGAAAAGGATAGTCTACCTGTCGACGAACAGCTTTTATCAGGTGCTCAGCGCGGAAGCGTACTCCAAGCACGGCTTCAATATACACGGTGTCGTGTTTGACGAGCTTCACACCCAGCCGAATAGAAAACTGTTCGACGTCATGACCAAGGGTTCGGGCGACGCGAGAATGCAGCCTTTGTATTTCTTGATCACGACTGCCGGAACCGACACAAAGTCCATATGCTATGAAACGCATCAGAAGGCAAAGGACATTTTAGCGGGGAGGAAGGTCGACCCGACGTTCTATCCCGTCATCTACGGCGCAGAACCCGAGGACGATTGGACCGACCCAAAGGTTTGGAAGAAGGCAAACCCATCGCTTGGGATAACGGTGCAGCTTGAAAAAGTGAAGGCAGCCTGCGAATCCGCAAAGCAAAATCCTGCAGAGGAGAATACATTCAGGCAATTAAGGCTCAACCAATGGGTGAAGCAGGCGGTCAGATGGATGCCCATGGACAAATGGGAGGAATGCAAGGCGGTTTTCAAGCCTGAAGACCTCAATGGCCGTGTATGTTATGGCGGATTGGATCTGTCTTCGACAACGGATATCACGGCGTTCGTCCTGGTGTTCCCGCCGACGGAAAATGACGATAATTACTACATTCTTCCTTATTTCTGGATACCGGAAGAGAACATGGAGGCAAGGGTCATGAAGGACCATGTGCCTTATGACATATGGGAGAGGAAAGGATTCATCGAGACCACCGAAGGCAACGTTATCCATTACGGATTCATCGAGGCCTTTATCGACGATCTTGGAAAGAAATACAACATCAAAGAGATCGCCTTCGATAGATGGGGCGCAGTTCAGATGACACAGGATCTGGACAACTTAGGTTTTACGGTCATTCCTTTTGGCCAGGGCTTCAAGGACATGAGCCCGCCTACCAAAGAGCTGATGAACCTGGTCCTTGCAAAGCAAATAAAGCATGACGGCAATCCCGTCCTTCGCTGGATGATGGATAACGTGTGCGTGAGGGTCGATCCTGCCGGAAACATAAAGATGGACAAGGCGAGGTCGACGGAAAAGATAGATGGTGCCGTGGCTACGGTCATGGCACTGGATAGAGCCATCAGGAATGGCGGTGGGGCTTCTGAGTCGGTTTACGATTCCAGGGGCCTTTTGATTATTTAGGAGGTGTTCAAATGGGCTTATTCAAAAGAAAAGCAAGAGACAAGCCGCAGGACAGAACTGTCGGCAGTACGTACTCGTTCTTCATGGGCGGTTCAAGCGCAGGCAAATCCGTAACCGAAAGAAGCGCCATGCAGATGACCGCGGTGTATTCCTGCGTCCGTATCTTGGCTGAAGCGGTAGCAGGTCTTCCTTTGCATTTCTATAAGTACAACGAGGACGGCTCCAAGATAAAGGCGATAGACACGGGTTTATATCACTTGCTCCATGATGAGCCAAACCCCGAGATGAGCTCGTTCGTGTTCAGGGAAACGCTGATGACACATCTCCTTTTATGGGGAAACGCCTATGCGCAAATCATACGGAACGGCAAAGGCGAGGTCATCGCCTTGTATCCTTTGATGCCGAACAAGATGAGCGTGGACAGGGATGAAAACGGAGTCCTTTATTACACGTATCAGAAAAGCGCAGAGGAAGGAAAGGCAAAAGATGCCGGAACGGTGACGCTGAGTTCAAGGGATGTGCTTCACATACCCGGTCTTGGCTTTGACGGCTTGGTCGGTTACTCACCGATTGCCATGGCGAAGAACGCCATAGGACTTGCAATAGCCACGGAAGAGTATGGGGCGAAGTTTTTTGCCAACGGCGCAGCGCCTTCTGGTGTTTTAGAGCATCCGGGGACGATCAAAGACCCCGCAAGGCTTAGAGAGAATTGGAACTCAACATTTGGAGGAAGTGCCAACTCAGGTAAGGTGGCGGTGCTCGAAGAGGGCATGAAATATACACCTATATCGATTGCGCCGGAGCAGGCGCAGTTCCTCGAGACCAGGAAGTTCCAGATAAACGAAATAGCAAGGATATTCAGAGTGCCGCCCCACATGGTCGGCGACCTGGAGAAATCTAGCTTCTCGAACATCGAGCAGCAATCGCTGGAGTTCGTCAAATACACGCTTGACCCCTGGATCATCCGATGGGAGCAATCGCTCAACAGGTCCCTTTTAAGTCCGGACGAAAAGAAGAATTACTTCTTCAAATTCAACGTCGAGGGTCTTCTTAGGGGCGACTACCAATCGAGGATGCAGGGCTATGCGACGGCAAGGCAGAACGGCTGGATGAGCGCAAACGACATAAGAGAGTTGGAGAACTTAGACAAGATTCCTGCCGAGCAAGGTGGAGATCTTTATTTAATTAACGGCAACATGCTCCCGCTAAACAATGCAGGAGCCTACGCAAATAAAGAAGAAAAGGAGGAAAAAGCCGATGAAGAAGTTTTGGAATTGGAAAAAGGTTCAAAACAGCGAGACGGAAGAAAGAGTACTCGAACTTAACGGGACGATCGCGGAAGAGTCGTGGTTCGACGATGATGTGACCCCTCGAATGTTCAAGGAAGAACTGTTCAGCGGTTCGGGACCTATCACCATCTGGATCAACAGTCCCGGGGGCGACTGCATCGCCGCGAGCCAGATCTATTCGATGCTCATGGACTATAAGGGCGAAGTCACGGTCAAGATCGACGGGATCGCAGCTTCGGCCGCTTCGGTGATTGCCATGGCCGGCACAAAGGTCAAGATGGCACCGACGGCGCTCATCATGATCCACAACCCGTCGATGGCAGCCTTCGGCGAGCGAAGGGACATGGAAAAGGCCATCGATATCCTAAGCGAGGTTAAGGAATCCATCATCAACGCCTACGAGATCAAGACCGGGCAATCGAGGACGGTCCTTTCACATCTGATGGACAGCGAGACCTGGATGAATGCCAACAAAGCGATCGAACTTGGATTTGCAGATGAGATCTTAGAAGACGAAAAGAAGACGGTTCCCGCTGAGGCATACGCTTTTGGTGCCAAGGAATTCGAGACCCAACTCGTCAACAAGATCACGAAGCGTGGCGTTCCTACACCCAAAACGGGGCGCTCCGTCAGCGAACTCAAAGAAAGATTAGTCACAATCAAAAAATACATTTAGGAGGAAAAGAAAATGACTATCAACGAACTTATCGAAAAAAGAGCCAATCTCTGGAAGGCCATGGACGCTTTCCTCAAGGCCCAAGTTAACGAAAAAGGCGTACTTAGTGAGGAAGACGACGCCAAGTATGCCGCCATGGAAGAGGACTTCGACGACCTTACCAAGGAAATCAAGCGCCTCGAAAAGCGCAGCGCCATCGACGCCGAACTCAACAAGCCGATGAACGCTCCTATCGTCTCCAAGCCGATGGAAGCAAAGCCCGACGTCAAGTCCGGCAAGGCATCGAAGGCCTACAACGACGCATTCTGGAAACAAGCCAGAAACAGCGGATATCTTTCCATGGAGATCAGAAACGCGCTTCAGGAAGGCGTGGATTCCGAAGGCGGATACCTCGTTCCGGACGAATTTGAACATACCCTTGTCGAAGCGCTCTCCGAGGACAACGTGTTCCGTAAAAACGCCCACACTTTCACCACATCAAGCGGCTCCCACAAGATTCCGGTAGTGGCTACCAAAGGCGGCGCGTCCTGGATTGACGAAGAGGGCGCGATCCCCGAATCCGACGATTCCTTCGGCCAGGTTTCCATCGAGGCTCATAAAGTCGGAACCCTTATCAAGGTATCCGAAGAACTCCTTAACGACAGCGCGTTCAATCTTGAAGCCTATTTCACTACCGAATTTGCAAGACGAATCGGCGAGAAGGAGGAAGATGCGTTCTTCAACGGCAATGGCTCCGGCAAGCCTACCGGCATCTTCAATTCGACCGGAGGCGCTCAAGTCGGTGTGACTGCTGCAAGCGCGACCGCCATCACGGCGGATGAGATCATCGACCTCTTCTATAGCCTCAAGGCCCCTTACCGCAAAAAGGCCATCTGGGTGCTTAACGACACTACGGTGAAACTCATCCGAAAACTCAAGGACAACACCGGCGCATATTTGTGGCAGCCCGCCTTGACCGCCGGGGCACCCGACACCATCTTGGGAAGACCCGTGTACACTTCTCAGTTCGTTCCTGAAGTGGCGGCAGGGAACAAGACCGTCGCGTTCGGCGATTTCAATTTCTACTGGATCGGCGACAGACAGGGCATCACCTTCCGCAGACTCAACGAAAAATACGCGGACACCTGCCAGGTCGGCTTCCTCGCAACCAAGCGTCTCGACGGCAAGTTGACCCTTCCCGAGGCGATCAAGGTATTGCAGCAAAAAGCCGCCAGCGGAACCAGCGGTAACTGATGAATGGAGGTGGCAGAGATGACAGCGAACGATCTACTTACACAGGTGAAATCAAATTTGATCATTACATTCGACGACGATGACAGTCTTATTGTTTCCCTCATCTCTGCCGCCGTTTCCTACGCGGAGGGCTATCAGCATTTAGAAGAAGGGCATTACCGAACCCATGAGATGAGCGAAAGGACCAAGCAGGCAGTCATCATGCTTGCAAGCCACTTCTACGAATCACGTGATGGTTCCACGGGCGGCTTCTTCGCCGATAGCCCGAGCGCCGGGGAACAGACGTTCAAGACTGTGAACAGGCTATTGATGCTGGACAGGGAATGGAAGGTGTAGCGATGGGACTTGGTCTGATGAACAAGAAGGCGAAGATCATATCAATAACGCGTGAAACCGATTCTGAGGGCTTCAGTTTCGAGCACGTCGAGGTTTTAGCCGAAATCCGGGTGTTTATTGAGGGCAGGCACGGAAGCGAACGCTGGGCGAATTTGGCGGCTTTCAGTGAGGCTACGGAGCTTTTTAAGTTAAGGAGAGTTCCCGGGCTCACAATTACAACAAAGCATTACGTCGAGATCGACAGGACGAGATACAACGTCCTGTCCGTTGAAAACGTTAAAGGCAGGGGAATGTACATTGAGATACTCGCCAAAAGAGTGGAGGCTTCCAATGGCTAAGTGCACGGCAAAACTCCCTGAAGAACTACTAAAAAAGCTGTCCAGGGTCGGGAGCAACATGGACGTGATCGCCGATTCCGCGCTAAAAGCGGGCGGCGAAGTCGTCCTCAAAAAGACGAAGAGCAACCTTCAAAGCATGGTCGAAGGCCCGTCCACAGGTCAGCTTGTGAACGCACTTGGGCTTTCGCCCGTATTGCTGGACAGAAACGGCAACTACAACATCAAGGTGGGCTTTGACGAATACAGGGTTGATGGCTCATCAAACGCGATGATCGCCAACATCATCGAATACGGCAAGCACGGGCAGCCCGCTAAACCGTTTTTAAAGAACGCCAAGATCTCTTCAAAGAAGGAATGCGAGGAGACCATGGCCGGAAAAATCGAGGAGGAGATCGGGAAATTATGAACATTCTATCCGAAGTGAAAGAGCTACTTTCAAGCTTGGGCATACCGATCGAGACGGGTGTCTTCAGCAAGGAAGCCCCGGGCGAATACATAGTCCTGGTTCCCCTTGCGGATTCCTATCCGCTAAATGCTGACGATATGCCCCAGGCGGACAAGCAGGAAGTCAGGATATCCATATTCACGAAGGGCAATTACATCCGGCTGAAGAACCAGATCTGCGGACGGCTCATTGCCCATTTCTTTTGCGTCACCGACCGCAGATACAACGGATATGACGCTGATGCGGGCTACCATCATTACACGATAGACGTAGCCAAAACCTATGAAATTGAAAACGAGGAGGATTAAGTCATGGCGACAATAGGCTTAGACAAACTTTACTACGCTCCTATTACCGAAGACAGTAATGGGAACGAAACATACGGCACCCCGGTCCAACTTGCGAAAGCGATCTCCGCAGATCTTTCGATCGAGCTGAACGAGGCCACTTTATTCGCCGACGACGGCCAAGCCGAGGCTGTTAAGGAATTCAAGTCCGGAACCCTTTCCTTGGGCGTGGATGAAATCGGTAACGATGCCGCTGCAGCTTTGGTAGGCGCGAGGGTCGATGCAAACGGCGTGCTTGTTTCAAGCGGCGAGGACGTCTCGAACTACGTGGCGATCGGGTTCAGGGCGAAGAAATCAAACGGCAAGTACAAGTATTACTGGCTTTACCGCGTCTTGTTCGGTGTGCCCGCCACAAACCTTGCCACAAAGGGCGATTCGATTACGTTCTCGACACCGACTATAGAGGGGACGATTCTGCAAAGGAACAAAGTCGATGGTGCCAACAAGCATTTATGGAAGGCGGAGGTCACCGAGAGCGAGAATAACGCCGCAATTATCGGCGCTTGGTACGATGCTGTATACGAACCTACATACACGCAAACGGGTGCGGGAGGTAACGACTGATGGCTGACGAAAGAAGCGCGATCATCAGGATCGGCGACAAGGAATATGAGCTTTTGCTCACGACCAAAGCGACCAAGGAAATCGCCAAAAAGTACGGTGGGTTAGAAAAACTTGGCGACAAGATCTTGACAAATAAGGACTACGAAGGAGCGATTGGCGAGATCGTCTGGCTGATCGTCACCTTGGCGAACCAACCGATCCTCATCCACAATTACAAGAATCCGAACGACAAGAAGGACCTCTTGACCGAGGACGAGGTAGAAATCCTTACCACTCCGCAGGATTTAGCGAACTTCAAGGACGCAATCACGGAAGCTTTGTATAAAGGCGTTCAAAGGAACGTCGTGAGCGAAGAAGGAAAAAACGCGGTGGGCGGGTAAGCGACGAAGAGTTGTTTACTCGTCTTTTGTATTACGGCTTGGCCCATCTTCATCTGACTCAGGATGAGGTGTGGTTTATGCCTTTTGGGCTTTTGTTGGACTTATGGGAATGCCACAAACAATTCGAAGGCATCTCGAAGCCGAAAACGGAAGTTTTTATCGACGACGTCATACCTGACGGAATCTAAGGAAGGAGGGAATTGATCATGGCAGAGAATTTCGGATTGAAAATCGGTCTTGAAGGCGAGAAAGAGTTCAAATCGGCCCTTGCCGAGATCAACAACTCCTTCAAGGTTCTGGGGAGCGAGATGAAACTCGTCGAGAGCCAATTCGACAAAAACGACAACTCGGTTCAGGCGCTTACCGCAAGGAACGAGGTATTGGAAAAATCGATCGACGCGCAAAAATCGAAGATAGAGACGTTGAAAAACGCCTTGAACAATGCATCGTCTTCTTTCGGGGAAACCGACAAAAGGACTCAGGCCTGGCAAGTTCAGTTGAACAACGCAGAGGCTGAGCTCAACAAAATGGAGCGTGAACTCCAAAATAACAACAAGCAACTGGATTCTGCCTCGGGAGAGTTTAAGGACGCCGAGAAGAGCGCCGACAAATTCGGCGACGAGGTAGAGGAAGCCGGAAAGCAATCCGAAGCGTCATCAGCGAAGTTCCAGGCACTCGGTTCGGTCGTAAGCGGAGTGGCTGCCGGAATGGCTGCCGCAATGGCTGCGGTCGGAGCGACCATCGTAGCGGTGGGGAAGAAGCTCATAGAATGCACCAAGGAAGGCGCGGAATACGCAGACAGCGTATTAACCCAATCGCAAGTCACGGGGATAGCCACGGACAAGCTCCAGGAGTACATGTACGCCGCCGAACTCGTCGACGTGTCGGTCGATACCTTGACCGGCTCCATGGCGAAGCAGATCAAGTCGATGAAGTCCGCCCAGGACGGTTCGAAGACGATGGTCGAGGCCTACGAAAAATTAGGCGTTGAGATTATGAACGCCGACGGGACATTAAGGGACAGCGACGAGGTCTATTGGGAGATCATAGCGGCTTTAGGCTCTTTGGAGAACGAGACCGAACGCGACGCTTTGGCGATGACGATCTTAGGGAAATCCGCGCAGGAGTTGAATCCACTGATTGAGGCCGGTGCCGAGAAGATGGAGGAACTTGGCAAGCAGGCAAAGGATGCCGGATACGTTTTGTCCGATGAAATGCTGTCCGCTTACGGAAATCTTGACGATCAGTTGCAGATGCTGAACAACGGCGCTACGGCTTTGAAAAACGCTCTGGGCACCGTCTTGCTTCCCGTCCTTACGGAACTGACGAGCGAAGGAGTAGGGCTTTTAAGTGAGTTCACCAAAGGCGTGCAGGACGCGAATGGCGACATTTCCAAAATAACCGATGTTATCGGGGAAATCCTGCCGAAAGCAATCGATGCGGTGATGAAGTACATCCCGCAAATCCTTGACATGATCGCAGCCGCTGTCATCGGGATAGGCGATGCCATCATCGATAACCTGGACGTTTTGATTGCTGCAGCGAATAAGCTCATTCAGACTTTTCTAAACGCGATAATCAAGGCTCTTCCTAAATTGACCCAAGGCGCGATACAGCTTGTGTTCACCCTCGTCAAAACGATTCTGGATAACCTTCCGCAGATTCTGGAGGCCGCTATTCAGGTGGTTGTGACTTTGGCAAAGGGGATAGCGGACGCGCTTCCCAATCTGATCCCTACGGTCATCGAGGTCATCATAACGCTGGTGGAGACTTTGATCGAAAACCTGCCTATGATTCTTGACGCCGCATTGCAGCTTATCCAAGGCTTGGCGGAAGGCATCCTTGCAGCGCTTCCGATACTGATTGAGGCATTGCCGGAAATCATCCTAGCGATAGTTGATTTCATCTTAGGCGCAATTCCGCAGATCATAGAGGTCGGCATTCAACTTCTGACTTCATTGGTCGAGGCTCTCCCCGAGATCATTTCGGCCATCGTAGCCGCGATTCCACAGATCATAAATGGGATCATCAACGCCGTCATCGAGGCGCTGCCTTTGATCATCGACGCAGGGATAAAGCTGTTTGTGTCTTTGATACAGGCTTTGCCGGATATCGTCGTCATGATCGTGGAAGCTATCCCGCAAATCATCAGCGGGATTGTGGCAGCTCTGCTTGGCAATCTCGACAAGATCATCATGGCGGGCGTTCAGCTATTCATGGCGCTCATCACGAACCTTCCGACCATCATCGTCGAACTCGTGAAATCGGTTCCTCAGATTATTAGCGGCATCATTAACGCGTTTGCAAACGGCTTCTCGCAAATGGTGGAGGTCGGCGCGAACCTGGTCAAAGGATTATGGGAAGGCATCAAGGGTCTTGCCGGTTGGATTTGGGACAAGGTTTCGAACTGGGCTCAGGATTTATGGAACGGCATCCTCGATTTCTTCGGCATCCATTCGCCATCGAAGAAGATGGCGTTCGTCGGCGACATGATGATGGAAGGCTTGGCAAAGGGCATCGACGAGACAGCGGGAGAGGTCATCGGTTCTGCGGAAATGATGACAAAAGATCTGAACTCGGTCTTTGACGGGCTCGGCTCAGAAATGTCCAAGGTTCCTACCGACTTCAATATCTCATCCGGCGTGGATTCTTTAAGAGATACACAAAACGCGGCCAGGGGAGGACTTAGCCTTCAACTTCAGATTACGAACTTCAACAACTATTCGTCGGAGGACATCAACTCGCTGACCGAGGAGATTATGGAAACCGCCGACAACTTCATCAAAAGGAAAGGAGTGGTATTCGCATGAGTTATTTTTCATTCAACGGGCATAGGTCGGATGAGTTTGATTTAAGAATTCAGAACAAAACCGTCTACTCTGTCCCTAAATACGATGCTTCAGCAATTGCCATTCCGGGACGTGATGGGGACCTGCTCAACCCAAGTGGGAGGTTCGGCAACGTCTCTGTTTCTTATACGTGCTACGTGCCCGCCAGGTCTATCCAGGAACTGTCGGACAAACTGACCGAGATAAAGAACTGGCTTTACGATGATGTCAACAAATACCACGACCTGACCGATTCCTACGACGGCAGATTCAAAAGAAGGGCGGTCTTCAACAACAAACTCGACATATCCGACGAGGCCAGGAAAATAGGTGTGTTCACCATATCGTTTTCCTGCCTGCCGTTCAGGTACCTTCTTGATGGGCTGGAGACGGTTATTGCAAATAGCGCGACTACGCTTACGAATCCTTTCAGCTTCTCTTCCAAGCCATATCTTAAGATATACGGCAGCGGCGGGGGCACATTGGTGATCCAAAACGGTGAAGGCAACAGGATATGGAGCCTGACCGATATAGACGAATACGTCGAAATCGACTCCGAGCTCATGAACTGCTTCAAAGGCACGGAACTGAAGAACGGCAGCGTTTCCGGCGACGGGTTCCCTGAGTTTTCAAAAGGGGACAACGTCCTATCCTTCAGCGGCGGGATAACGAGGGTCGAGATCGTCCCAAGGTGGGTAAGCCTATGATACCGATCCTTTTTGAGGCAAACGCAAAGACATTCGATACTTTTGGGATTGGCGTTTTAAGGGACACGACGTCCTGCGAGATAACCGAGGAGAGGAACGGGGCATACGAACTGGTGCTCAAGTACCCCATCAACGGTTCGTTGTACGGATACATCAGAAAAGAGCGCATCATCGTCGCAAAGCCCAATGATCTGGCGAGCAACCAGGCGTTCAGGATTTATAAGATCTCGATACCGATAAACGGGATCATAACGGTCAACGCCACCCATATCTCCTATGATTTGGTCACCATAGGCGTGACCCCATTTTCTTTAACCAACACATCGGTCAGCCAATGCGGCGAAGCGCTTTTGAGAAAAGGCGTCATCCCTCATTCGTTTTCCTATCAGACGGACATGTCGAAAACCGCTGACTTCGGGACCGACCTCCCGGTGAGCATAAGAAGCCTCATCGGCGGTTCCAAAGGGAGCCTTTTGGACTTGTTCGGCGGGGAGTTCGAGTGGGACAACTTCAGGGTTTACCAGCATTCGTCTCGCGGAGAGGACAGGGGAGTCGTCATCGAGTATGGCAAGAACCTCACCAAGTTCGAGCATAGCTCCGACATCACCGACGTTTATACGCATGTCCTGCCTTACGGGATCATGAAAGACGAGGAGACGGGCGAGGAGACGGTCGTGACGCTTCCGGAAGAGGTGCTCCCGATATCGAATACCGTCCTTCAAAACGGAAAGGTTTACATCAAGGACTTCACCGATGAGTTCGGCGAATACGAACGGGTGACGGAATATGCCTTAAGGACAAAAGCAAACATCTGGATAAGGAACCATCCGTTAGGACTGGATAAGCCAACGATTACTGTTTCCTTTGAACCCCTTTGGAAGCAGGCGGAATACAGCGCCGTCCACGAAAGGTTATCGCTATGCGACATCGTGACGATAAGGCATCGAATCCTTGGGGTCGAGGTGAAGATGAAAGTCATCAAGACGGTGTATTCGTGTCTCGACGAAAAATATAAAACGGTGACGCTAGGCGACGCCAAGTCGAATTTGGCCGTAAGGATTAACGACATCGAGGAGGAGATCTCGACGACCAAAAAGGAAGTCGACAGGTTCCCGTTGCTTCTGACTTCAGCTATCTCAAACGCCACGAAGCTCATCACCGGCAACAAAGGCGGCTGCGTCGTCATTCATTCTCATGATGACGGTACGCCCTACGAGCTTCTGATATTGGATAACGAGGATATAGATGAAGCGGTGAACGTCTGGAGGTGGAACCTGGGAGGGCTCGGGTTTTCATCCCACGGCTACAACGGGCCATACGAGACCGCGATAACCGCGGACGGCTCGATCGTCGCGAACTTCATCACTTCGGGGACGCTTGTCGCGAACATCATAAAGGCAGGCGTGCTGTCAAGCCTCGACGGATCATCCTATTGGAACCTCGAGACGGGCGAAGTGGTGCTAAGGGCATACGCGACCACGGAAGCGGTGAGCGAGCAAGCGGATAGGATCGACGAGATCGAAAGCCAGAAGATGCTCCGCCTCGTCATCACCTCGACCAACGGGAACATCTTCAAGAACGGGGACATAAGGACGACCCTGAAAGCCACCGTATACAGTTGGGACGAGGATATTACCGACACGTTGGACCCAAACCAGTTCATATGGACCAGGGTATCCGACGACGCGGATGCAGACGACGTCTGGAACATCGACCATTACGGCGGAACAAAAGAGATCGAGATCACGAATGAGGACGTCCAGGTAAGGGCGACCTTCTATTGCGATCTCATCGACACGACAACAAGAAAATCCCTTTTAGGGAAAGAGGAGGAATAAAACATGTCTAAAGCACAAGGGCAATTTACGATTATCGATTACAACGACGCGTTGACTTTGACCGGTTACATCGGCTCGAACCATCCGAAGACGCAGATGTACAACCCGGACAACGGCTCATATACGCCTAACTGGGGTTCGTCCAACCTGGTGTTGACCCCAAGCCTTTACGTCATCGGCACGACCGCGGACCAGATCACAAGCTCGGCAGTCAAATCTGTAAAGTGGTATCAGGGTACTTCGACAACGGCAATCACCACCGGCGGGAACTACGCGTTAAGTGGCGCGAAAAGCCATATTTTGACGATTAAGGCGAACATCATGGCCGGGCTTTCGGGCGTCGACTTCAAATGCGTCATCACCTACGAGGACTCGTCTACCGGCTTGCAGATTACCCATCCTTTGCAGATCGCTTTTTCAAGGGTTGTAAACGGCGGTGGCATCGTCGACTTGCTCGTCACAACGCCTTCCGGAAACGTCTTCAAAAACAGCGACGTCGCGACCTTGACGGCAAAAGGGGAACTATGGAGAGGCTCCAGCGTGGACACGACCAACGTCGGCTACAAATGGGCCGTCATGGACTCTTCGGTCACAAGCTCGAGCTCCAGCGGCTATGACGCGGACTTCGGCATCGGCTGGAGGAAGCTTGCAGACACTACGGGGAAATACACCGGAACGACCACGGCGACCATCACGATCTATGCCGCTGCGGTGGATTCCTATGCGGTATTCAAATGCTGTGCGACCGACACCGACTCGGCTTCGAACACCTACAACTCGAAGTTCTATGACGTCGCGACCTTCATCGACAACGCAGATCCGCTTCAGGTGGTCATCACGTCTACCGGCGGTGACGTGTTCAAGAACGGTCAGGGCTCAACGACTTTGAAGGCGGTGATATATCAAGCCGGGGTTGAGGTGGATGCCGCAGGGCAGGGCACATACACTTGGACGAAATACAACAAAGACGGTGCCATAGATACCTCATGGGGCACCAGCGGGCACAAATCGGGCAAAACGCTGTCGGTATCGAACACTGATGTTGCTACGAAGGCTACTTTCATGGTTGAAGTCACTATTTAGGAGGGTATTTATGAGGTCGCAGGCACAATATACGATTTATTCCTTAAACGATGTTTACACCGGCGCGACCGCTCCTACAAGTCCTTACAAGGGCCAACTATGGGTGGACACTTCGAAGACCCCACCCGTAACCAAAGTCTACGACGGAAGCGCCTGGAAAGAGCAAAACGGCACCGACACTTTAAAAACAAATGTACAAACTTTGACAACAAAACAGGCTACATTTGAAACTAATTTAAATGGGCTTTCAAGCACAGTCGGTGTTCATACTACTCAGATTTCTAATATAGGTGATATAGTCGATTCTAACTGCGATGACATAGCTGATTTGCAAAGTGATGTATCAAGCCTTCAACAAACAGCAACAGAAATATCGGCAGAGGTTTCTCATAAAGTAGATGAGACATTAGGCGATTCTTCGTCATCATTTGGGTGGAGTTTGACTTCGACAGGATTCCACATCTACAGCAACGCTTCGGAAGTGGTGAAGATCACGTCCAACGGGCTTGAGGTGAACGGGAAGATCACTTCGACTTCAGGCACGATTGGAGGCTTCACGATCAACGCAACCAATATCCATACTGGTTCAAAGACCTCATACTCGAGTACGACCACCGGCATCTACATCGGGACAAACGGTATAGGGCTTGGGTCGGGGAACTTCTACGTCACGTCTTCTGGAAGCATCAAGGCGACGTCCGGCACGATTGGCGGCTTCACGCTAAGCACCAACTATCTTTATGGGGGCTCGATGAACACGGACAACTATGTGATGATCGGTTCTAATTCCAGTTCCAGAACGGTTTCCGGACATACGCTCAGCAACTGGGGATTGATCCTCGGCACCAAATTTGGGGTGACCAGGGCAGGTGCGGTCTACGGCAGCGACGTCCATATGACGGGCGAGGTCACGGCAACATCCGGCACCTTTTCCAACTGTGATATCCAGGATTCGTGCAATATCTACGGATACGTCTATATGTCCGGCTCGGAGGAAGTGAAGTTCTACGGTGCGAAGACGACGATGAACTACGAGTCGTGGATCGGCGGAACGGGGACGGCTTCCGAAATCACCCATACCGTCAGCGGCACGACGTACACGAGCTATTCCTACAACAGACCTTTCGGGCAGATCATCGTGCCGGACTCATATTCCACGAAGGCGGACGAAGGCATGATCTTTGGCATCATGGAGACAAACTCCTTCAAGATACAGAACCTGTTGTGCGGGATGTCGATGTACTTTAGCAACAAGGACAGTACGTATTCGGACATCACGAGCGATTTCATCTTCAGGTGCGCGGACAAGACGTTCCTGGACGCATATTACGATATGGCAGGCGGATACGTGGCGACATGGGGGTTCAGCAGCGGCAAGAACATTCTGAACGGCGATTGGTACTTCGGCGAGGCCAACACCACAAGCCACATCGGGACGAGCTATACGTCTTCCGGAAACAACATCTATTACTACGGAGCTCTTTACGGCAACTGGTACGTTGTCAACCAGCTGCATTTCGGAGAGGCATCCGCCCAGGCAAACGGATACATCGCGACGACTACGCAGAATGGAGTCAAACATTCCTATCTGAGCGGGACTTGGTACGCTCAAGAAATCAGCTATGGTTCGTATAGCGGGTATAGGGTCAGGGTCGACGGTGACCAGATCACATGGTATTACGGCTCAACGCAGCTCGGTGAGCTTGAATCCTATTCGAATGGCTATGTCGATGTTCAGGGGACGTGGAAGACCAACGGCAACAACTGGATCTCGTCATCGGACAGAAGAATCAAGAAGGATATATCGGATTTCGACGATTCCTACGAATTGCTGTTCGATAATCTGAAGCCAAGACAGTACCGATACGTCAATGGAAATAAAGGGAGAGTCCATTCCGGATTCATAGCTCAGGAAGTGAGCGACGCGGTGATAGCCGCTGGCAAAACGATAGACGAGAATGCCTATGTGTGCGCGTTTAGGAACAGGGAAGAAGAGGTTTATTACGGCCTTCGCTACGAGGAACTTATCGCGCTCAACACATGGCAGATCCAAAAGCTTAAACAGAGAATCAAACAATTGGAGGAAAAACTGAAATGAAACTAATCGAAGTATTGAACGCCCTTATTCCATTGAGGACACTAACAGAGGCGAGGTTCACTTCGTTCAAGAAGTCCAGGGAACTCGCGATTTTAAGAAAGAAAGTGGAGTTTGAGACGGATTTCTACGCGAAGGAAGAGAAGAAAATAGTCGAAGCCTACGCCGAAAAGAACGAATTCGGCGAGCCGATCATCTTGGACGGAGGAAGGATTAGGCTTAAGGACGAAGAAACCAAGAAAGCCTTCGATAAAGCGATCACCGACCTCAGAAATACTGAGGTTGACGGCATCTCAAAGGTCCGATTGTCTGAGACCGATTTCGCGGATTCAACCAAGATCCCAACGCCTTATGAGCTTATCGCCCTTGAGTCGGTCATAGAGTTTTTGGAGGAATAGCCATGGACATACATCAAACTATTATTACGGTCGCATCAATCATAACGGCGCTTGGGGTCATCTTCGGTGCCGTTTTTGCTTTCCACAACTGGCTGCTTCGTAGGGACAAGAACGACGAGGACATCAAGGCGATAAAAGAGGAGCAGTCGATACTCACGAAAGGCGTGCTTGCTTGCCTTAAAGGTCTCAAGGAACAAGGCTGCAACGGCCCTGTGACCGAGGCAATAGAGAGCATCGAGGAATACGTCAACAAACAAGCGCATAAGTAGGAGGTTCACATGGAATACTTAAATCTAATCAGCGTGCCGGCTATCGCGTCGGCGGTATATCTCATCATCGAGGTCTTGAAGAAGGCGTTCAACAACAGCGAGAAGTTCTTAAGACTCATCCCTTTGATTTCTTTGGGAATCGGGGCAATCGCGGGAGTTGTATGCTTCTTTTTCATCCCGTCCATCATCCCCGCGACGAACGTGGTGGTGGCGATCATCATCGGAGCCGCATCCGGCCTTACCGCGACCGGCACGAACCAGATCGTCAAACAGCTCACCAAAGACAAGAAAGAATAATTGTTTCGGTTTTTTACAAAACGGTGAGTAAAACGGCATCCCTATTCGCAAGCACAGTAGGAACACTCCTGAAATCAGCTGTTTCCGCCTTGCGAATTCCGTGTGTCCGCCAGACCCGAAAAAAGATGAAAAAAGATGGGCTAAATGACTTGATAAATCTTCCTTTCAGAGTGATGTATATACGTGCCTGAAGGAAGGTGATTCATGTGAAAAAGTGGCGATCAAACCTAAAGAATTCGATAGATGGAAAGAGAGATCTCAGGGTGACCCGGGGTCTCTCTTTTTTTGCCCCGAAACATGAATTGCAGCAAACAAGATGAGGAGGTTTTCATGATAATTTCAAAAAGAACAGTATTCAAACCAGATGAAAAGGTCGCGAACGCCAAAGCCCTAAGAAGGTGCGCGGCCTACGCCAGGGTCTCTACCGAGGAAGAGGCGCAGGGAGAGTCCTTCGACTCCCAGGTGGCTTATTACAGGAAACTCATAGAAAACGACCTTGGCAGCACGCTCGTGGACATCTATGGCGACAGGGGTATATCCGGCACCTCGGACGAAAGGCCTGAGTTCAAGAGGATGATCAAGGACTGCGAGGAAGATAAAATCGACTTTATCTACGTGAAGTCCATCAGCCGATTCGCCAGGAACGCGTCTTTGTGCATCGACAACCTGGACAGGATCTCGAAGCACGGCGTGGTCGTATATTTCCAGAAGGAGAACATCTATTCGGACGATAAAAGCCTTAGCGTTATATTGAAGATTCTGGCGACGTTGGCACAGGAGGAGGCAAACAGCGTATCGATGGCCATAAAATGGGCCTATTATGCAAATGCCAAGATTGGGAAGCCGACTAGGATGGTCGCTTATGGCTATAAGAAGGTGACGGAAGGAAAGAACAAACACGTCTGGGTCATCGAGCCGGACGAGGCCAGAAGGGTCAAGAAAGCGTTTGTCCTCGCGCTCAAAGGGATGAGCCAAACCGACATCGCTGCAGAACTGACCAAGATGGAAGTAGAGGAAAACACCGGCGTTGTATGGAACCACACCAGAGTGGATAAAATGCTCAAAAACGAGGTTTACACAGGAATTATCGTCACGAACAAGACCGTGACCGTGGACTACGTTACGAAGAAGACAGTGGTCAACAACGGACTCGCCGAAAAAGTCGTGATCAATGATCACCATGAGCCGATCGTGAACGAATACATATTCAACGCTGTCAAAGACGAACTGGCATCGAAAAGGAGGGGAAAGTATGTTAAGCGGACAAAGTAACTACATAGTCGAGAAATCTAGCCTCGACGATACCGTTGAGGTCTTCAGAAAGAAGATAACAACAAGCACGGACATCGAATCCAAAAGCTATAAGCCGAAAAGGGTCGCAGCCTACTGCAGGGTCAGCAAGAACATCGAACTTCAAAAGACCAGCCTTGAGACACAAATCGACTCTTACCAAAGGACGATAGCTGAGAGGATGGATTGGCAGCTCGTCGAGATCTACTACGACAGGGGCATCACTGGCACAAACGCGTCTCGCAGACCGGGCTTTATGAAGATGATAGAGGACTGCAAGGAAGGCAAGATCGACCTGATTTTGGCAAAGTCCATATCAAGGTTCGCCAGGAATACGGTCGATATGCTCGAGTACACGAGAATGCTCAAGAGGATCGGCGTCAGCGTATATTTCGAGAAGGAAAGGATAGATACCGGGGATTTAACCTCTGAGATGCTCCTTACCGTTTATGCTGCGTTTGCCCAAGAAGAGAGCCATTCCATTTCGGAGAACACGAGAAGAGGTTATAGGCAGAGATTTCAAATGGGCATCCCGAAATACAACAAGGTATATGGTTACCGTTCGGATGTGGATGACAAGAACATATGGTTCATCGAGGAAAGCGAGGCGTCAGTCATCAGGGAGATATTCCATAGGTACTTAAGGGGCGAGAGAATCCAGAAGATCTGCGACGATTTCAACGCAAGAGGTATCCCGTCACCGAACGGGGACACTTGGTACCAGACTTCGATGGGGATGATCCTGAAGAATGAGAAATACGTGGGCGACGTGACGATGCAGAAGACGGTTGTCACCGATTTGCTCAACCACGTATCCAAGCCGAACAAGGGCCTGGTTCCTATGTATAGGAAGAAAAACCACCATGAGGCGATTATAAGCAGGGACGACTATGAAACCGTGCAGAGGATGCTAGTTTTGAAGGACGTCCATCACGGCTCGCAGCAATACCCGTACTACGATTACCTGAAATGCCCGCATTGCGGCGCTCAGATGGTGCAGTTCATGACCAATTTGCCAAACGCTCCGACGGCTTGGATCTGCAAGGACCATAAGACATGCAGGCATAACGCGATATTGACCAAATACATCAATAGGGCGGTCATCAAGGCGATTAACGAGTTGCCATCGTGCCTTAGCGGCTACGAGGATGCAATCAGGGACGCGAAGGAGAACTTCGCAAGAGGCGGTTCGGTCGAGCTGTACTTCCTGAAGAAACTAATCGAGAAAATCGAGATATCCGAGGACTACGAATCGATAATAATAACCTTCAAATTCGGCAAGGAATACACGGAGAAATTCAAGTTCGACAGGCCGTCCGAGCATCCGAACCCAATCATCGAATACAAGGGGAATAGGCTTTTCATCAACGGCAGGTTCT